CAGGCAGTATCCTTCCATGTTAGCAAGATGGAAAGGACATAAAGCAAGCTGGAAAGAGAAGATGGGTGGCGCTGATATAATCTATGTAAGGTATGATGATTTATCGCACCGTTTTGATAAGACACTTATGATAATATCTAAACGAATGGGTATCCCGATAATAGGTGGAATAGCAAGAAAGCCAGATAAAAGTAAAACTGTCCAAGCAGGAGAGTTTAGCGAAAAGGAACTTTGAAAACAGCTTGTGTAGTAAGGTATGGAGCTTTTGGAGATGCGGTAATGGTGACACCAGTTCTCAGGAAGTTAAAAGAGGATGGATACCATGTGACTATGAACATGACTCCAAGAGCAAAGAGTGTACTAAGAAACAATCCGTACATTGATAAATATTTAATACAGGAAGATAATGAGATACCTAATGAAGAGCTTGGGGATTATTGGAAGAATTTATCTGAGAATTACGACAAGTTTATTAATTTATCTGGCTCTGTTGAAGGTGGCTTACTTAAAGTTGAAGGAAAACCTGCTTTCCGTTGGGAGCATGAAGTAAGACATGAGAAATGCAATAAGAATTATTACGACGAACAGTTCCGAGTTGCTGGATTCCCTGAAATTACAGGGAGAAATGGAGAACTCTTCTTTTCCTCACTTGAACATAAACTCGCCAAAGCATTTATTAAGAAATCAAGAAAGGCAAAACAATTTGTCGTTATGTGGTCGCTTGCAGGAAGTTCTTTCCATAAGAACTATCCATACACGCAGTTAGTTTGTGATTGGTTATTACGAGAATATAATGATATAGTTGTAATAACAGTTGGTGATGCTCTTAGCGTTATGTTAGAATGGGAGCATCCGAGAGTAAAATGCAGGTCTGATAAATGGTCTATTCGTCAGGCTATGCTAATGACTAAATATGTAGACTTGGTGGTGGGAAGTGAAACAGGAATACTCAATGCGTCAGGGTGCTATGACACGCCAAAGATTGTCCTCTTGTCTCATTCGTCTGAGGAGAATCTCACGAAATACTGGAAGAACTGTACCAATTTACACGCAGGAGAGGACACACCTTGTTATCCGTGTCATCAGTTACATTATAGTCTTGAGTCTTGCCCTTTACACGACAAGCTAAAGACACCTTTATGTATGGCTAATCTTAAATTTGAGATAGTCAAGAACGAAATAGAACGACATTATAAGGAATGGAAGAATGGATGTTAAAGTGAAAGATAATGGTACTCGTTCTCCTATGGGTATTTTATCAGTACAAACTGAAGAAACAGTTGCAAGACAAAAAGATAAACCGTATAATGTGGGAGAATTTAATGATGGAGTAAAAGGAGATAGTGACGAATTAGAAGGTATGCCAACTCCAGATGAAGATAGGTTTGACGAAGGAGATTTTAACTTGGCTTTACGTTATCCTCATGCTATAAGAAGAATGTGGAGTGATGATGTAGCTATAGAAGTTATGGAAGCTCTACTACTTAATAAGCCTTTTGAATTGCTAAAACAGAAACTACTACAGAAAGGAGAACAAGATGCTAGATAGAATAGCAATAGGACTAAACATTATTCCTAATTCGCATCCTACGGATGAACACCACAGGAAGATGGGTAACAAAAAGAGAATGGCAAGGTCAGAAGCAGACGATAGAATGAGGCAGAGAAGAAAGAAGCATGAAGATAAGAACTCCAGAATGGGGTCTGGTAATCACGGAATTGATAACTAATGTATCATTTCCAAATACAAGAATATCGTAAAGGAAAAAAGGGGGAAGTAAGTATGGGCTATTGGGTCGGTATGACTACCAAGAGTGGTAGTGAAGCAAACTTCTATGTAGAAGATGATAACGGAACTAAGAGATACTACAATGGAAAAGATAAAAGGCATGAGTATAGGAATGAAGAACCATACGACCTAATAAAAGACCATACTAAATTAGTTAAAAAGATAGAGAAAGCTATAAAACCATTTGATGTAAAAGAAAATAAACCAGAAATAGATTTAGAAGTAAAAACAGCAAATGCTGAAAGGTTTAAAGAACTCACAACTCCAGCAGGATTAAAAGCAAAGGAACTATTAGCTGGTGATGGATTAAACCATGCTTCCTTTATTAGAGCATTAGGACAGGAAGTAAAACAAAGTACAAGGAAGAGTACAAAAGCACAGTATAATACTATACTAAATGAACTGACAGAAAATGATTTAATTAGAAAAGAAGGCTTGAATTATCTTTATAAGTAGTGTATATATTGTAATACAACAATAGGAGACGACATCATGGCTGCTCCAACTGCACCGACACTTACGATTATTACGACAGAAGGTATAAAGAAGGCTGGCTATGGTAACGCTGCATCTTCACTTTTAACTCGTTCACAAGACGAGTGGATAGAAGAGATAAAGAATGATATATGGACTTTATCTAAGAAGTTAAAATCCCTCTATGCTACTTCATTTGCTGTTACTACTAATGGAGTAGAGAAGTATTCCTACCCTACAGATTTCTCCTCAGAAATGTCAATAACACTAATGACTGGAAGCGTTACTGGTACGGCTCAAGCAGGGGCGGCTACTACTATAACCCTTGCTGCTGCTAATACCGCTTCTGATTTAATTGGCAAAGAAATAATGATTTTATCTGGTACTGGTTCTGCGCAGATAAACCAGATAACTGCCTTTGTAGCTTCCACTAATGTTGCAACCGTAAACGATACTTGGTCAACTAACCCTGACAGTACATCTGTTTATATGGTTGTTGATAAGTATAAAGACCTTCAGCAAACTCCTGTATGGCGACATGACTCTGGAAGAACCTCACCAGAGAGAGGAGAACCTACACATTTCTTTCCTATCGGAGATTCCGATAATGGAGAATTTATTTTATTTCCTACACCTTTCCGTTCTGCGAGTGATACAAATGGGTACGGTATTCGTCATCAATATTATGCTGACCTTCTTCGTGTTGACCTGGCTTCTACTTTAATGACAACTTTATATAGAAGGTGGAGGAGTCTCTTTATACAAGGTGTAAAGTATAAATGTTTAGAAGATTTAGATGACAATAGGCAGGGGCAGGAAGCTCAGAAGTATCGTGGGGATTTAAACGCTATGATTGTTCGTGAGGCTTATGGTGTGGATTTAAGTAATCTTAATATTTCGGTGGAGGGATAATGGCAAAAAAAAGAACAGCAACTCAGGAAGCTGAAGAAGAAGCAAAGAGAAAAAGACATGGTTGGAATAAAAAGAAGAAAAGAAAAGTATTGAACAAAGAAGAACTCCTGAAAGGTAAAGTTAAAAAGTTTGACCCAAGAGGTTCTGGTTATGACCAAAAAAACGCACCTCCAAGAAAACCAGCTAATCCTTCTGCTGGGAAGGAAGGAATCCCTCATCAGGATACAAGAAATCCAAGAACAGGTCAAATTTTAAAAGGGCAAAAACATCCTACTTTTAGGTTAGGAATGGAGGGTGAAGAAGAGGCAGGTTACACAATCCATAGAGACGAATTAACTGGTAGGCTTTTTTCAAGAGCAAGAAGGAATCCCTCCGCAGCAGGGAATATGGTGTCCATAAAAGAACTCTTGGAGGAAAATGATAGATATAGAAAAACTTTAGAGAGAAAGACAGCAACTCAGGAAGCTGAAGAAGAAGCAAAGAGAAAAAGACAAAAGACTGATTATAATAAAAAGAAGAAAAGGTAAATAATGGGATACTCAGGACAGACTATTGAGATTGATTTAAACGCAGGTGGGTTTAATTACAATCCTAACCTTGACTCTTTGCAGTTAGGAGCTATGATTGATGGCTCTATTAATACAACTCTGCAAGATGGTGGGCGCAGGAAGCGTGGTGGTACTTCTCATGTAAACACTAGTGCCATTTCTGGTACACCTAAGTTAATGAAGCTACATGATTTTATTCTGACTACTGGAACTCAGTTTCTTATGATGGCTGGTGCTGATGGAAAACTTTATAAGAATTTTACAGATACTTTAAAAACAGGATTATCTACCACAAACTATTGGGATATGTCAAGCATGAATGACTTGCTTGTTACTACTGATGGTGCATCTGTATTACAGACATGGGATGGTGCTGCTGGTAGTACATCAGATGTGTCCACTCCTGCACCTGATTGGGCTACTGATTCTTTATATCCACAGCAGTTGGTTTTACATGGTAGAGGATTATCTCAAAGGATGTGGTCTTGGACAACTAATAATAAAATCTTTGGTAGTAAAATATTTGATGCAGATGATTGGGGTGCAACTAATGGATTTATTTCAGACACTAATAACGTGTTTGCTACGAGAGAGGGAGGCAGTATTACTGGTATGTATGAGTTTGGTGATAGTTTGTTTATCACTACTGCTCGTAATACTTATATTCTACAAGACTCAAATTCTGACATTTCTACATGGGGTTTTACTTTAGCACAGTTTAATGCTGGTTCTGCTCATTGGAGAGTTATGGCACGGACTCCTAATGATATGTTGGTAATGATGGATGATGGAGAAATTTATAGTCTTGTTACTGTAAATGCGAAAGGTGATTACAAAGCCTCAAGTATTACTAAACCAGCTTTTATAGATAGGTGGATTAGAGATAATGTAGATTTAACACAGATAAGTAAGTTCCACATAAACTACGACCCTAAGATAAGGGCAGTATTGGTGTTTATGGTTAAGTCTGGTTCTACTGTGGTTGATGTGTGCTTACCTTATTTTATAGATAGACCAGTTGACCAAGCGTGGGGTGCGCCTTTTGAGAATGAAGATTTTGATTGTGGATATAATGCTTCTGTTTCAGCTTTAGTTAAAGTTGCTGCTGGTGATTACAGATTAAGGACAGGTGCTAACACTACAGGGTTTGTTTGGGATTTAAACCAATCAACCTTTGCTGACAATAATGAAGCATACACGGGTAAGGTGTATTTACCAGAATCTGGATTTGGTGATAATGTAAGTATGAAGATGTTTAAGCGAATCATCTTCACAGGATTTAATACAGCTATAAATGATGATGATGATTTAAGTCTTCAATGGACAACGGATGGGATAGCTAATACACCACAGTCTGTTAATTTTATAGCGTTGGCATTAAAGGTTGATGACCCTGATGCTATCGTAGACCAAGCCATAGTAGGTTGTCCTAAAGGTAGTTTATATAACCTAGAGGCTATATTGCCTTTAGGACAACCTGCTCGTAGGATAGGTATAAGATTTTCTAATAGTACAGAGGGTGATGACTTTTATGTAACTTCAGTTCAAGTAGATGTTAAACCTCTTGGGAGGAGACCGACACCAAGTAGAACATCAGTAGCTCAATAGGAGGAGAGAATGGCAACTTACATTAGTAACACAACGGCAAACACGACTTGGATAGCTAATATAACAGTTATAACGGCAGCAAGATTAAACACAGAGAACACTAATATTCTTGCAAATGATGTTGCTTTGGATACAGCTTTAGCTCTTTCACATGACAGCACAGGTTATTTTAATCCTACTGTTGGAAGTGATGTAGCATCTACAAATGCTTTAACATTAGGCACAGGAAACATATTTGATATAACTGGTACTACTGCTATCACAAGTATAGGTACTAAGGGTACTGGTTATATAGTTTGGCTTCAGTTTGATGGGATTTTGACATTAACTCACCATGCTACCGATTTAATTCTTCCTGATGATTCAAATATTACAACTGCTGCTGGAGATGTAGCTTGTCTTTATGAGTATGCTTCTGCCGATTGGAGATTAATTTCTTATAGCAGGTCAGACGCTACTTCAGGAGTGTTAAGTGTTGCGAATGGTGGAACAGGTGCTACCACATTAACTGATGGTGGAATATTGTTAGGTTCTGGAACTAGTGCTATAACTGCCATGTCGGTTCTTGCTGATGGTTCAATTATTGTTGGTGATGGTGCTACTGACCCTGTAGAATTAGCAGCGTTCACATCATCTACTGGAACATTAAAACATGAAAAGGGTGGGGTAGAGGCTGATATTTCAGCCATAGCTGATGGAGGCATAGTTGTAGGTACAGGAACAGGCACTATGGCAATAAGAGCAAGTGCTTTAACAGGCGGTGCATCTGGTTACATAAAACACGAGCTTGGTGGGGTAGAGGCTGATATATCTGCTATAGCTGATGGCGGTATGGTTGTAGGTACAGGCACAGGCACTATGGCTATAAGGGCAAGTGCGTTAACTGGCGGTGCATCTGGTTATATAAAACATGAACTTGGTGGGACTGAAGCAGACCTTTCAGCAGTAGCGGATGGTGATGTAGTTGTTGGAACTGGTGCTGGTTCTATGGGTTTAGAGTCTGGGGCTACTTTCAGAACAACAGTGGGGCTTGGAACAGGAGATAGCCCACAATTTACAACCCCATACGCATCCACAAGCATAGAGTTGGGACACGCTACAGACACTACATTAACGAGGTCAGCCGCAGGTGAGCTTGCTGTTGAGGGTACTGATGTAAAGAAAGTTGGGAAAGAAACTATATGGATTCCTGTTGAAGCCTTGACTCCTGCAACAACTCAACCTTGCGGAGATATGGAATTAATCGAGGCAGGCACGAATGACGTAGATTATAATGTGATGGATTTTGATACAGGCTCAGATGAGTATGCTAATTTTAGAGTCCAGTTTCCAAAATCGTGGAATGAAAGCACGATTACTTTTCAAGTTGCTTGGACATCATCAGCTACGGATACAGATGGTGTTGCATGGGGATTACAAGGAGTGGCATTAGCGGATGACGAAACAATAGATTCTTCCTGGGGTGCTGCGGTAGTAGTTACTGATGACAATATCAGTGCGGCAGGTGATATGTTGATTACTTCAGAATCATCTGCGGTAACAATATCAGGTTCGCCAAGTGTAGATGAAACAGTTATATTTAGAATATTCAGAGATGTTTCAGATGCTAATGATGATATGGCAGAAGATGCACGATTACTTGGAATAAGAATGTTTTTTACAACTGATGCCTCAACCGATACATAGGGGATGATATGATAACAGAGAAACAATGGTTAGTGAAATTGAAGAGGGCAGTAGAAAGAACCCACTGCCTCTACCACCAACGTTATCTCATTTGTGGAAGAACCTACAAACAAGATAACGTGATGGGTATGATAGCTGACAGAATAATCGAATTAGCGGAACAAGACGAAATGAATCAAGGGTTAATGGGTAAATTATTGAAGGATTATGAAGAGACCATATCATGTAAAGGAGAAGCCTTAAAATACATGGGTGCTAACCCCTCAAGTAGAAAGGTGGTAATAACATGAACAAAGGGTTTAAAGTTTGGGATGATGAAATGCTCACAGATGTAAGTAAGTATCCAGAAGGTGAGAGTTTACCTGATAATTATCTTACAGGTAAAATTGTTAATAGTAAATTGGTATGGAGGCCAGTAGTTATAGGGGATAATCCTTCTTATGACCCTGATATACAAACAAAAACTTTTGAAAGAGTAATTAATGATGACAATGTAACGATTAACTTTTTTGTTGTTGATAAAGATTTAGAAGAAATAAAAGAAAGCAAAAAACAAGAAACTAAAGGGAAAGGTAAAGAAATCGTATTATTAATAAGAAGTGAGGAGTGTCAAAGAAATGCAGCACTTGGACTTTTATCAGAACAGGAAACAAAAGATATAAAAACTGATATTGAAGCTGTTAGAAAGTATTATCACGAAGTATTTAAGCCATCACTTAATGCTTGTACTACAGTACATGAAGTAAAAGCATTAACTGTAGATTTCCCACTTTATAAAAAGGATATTTATGTTCGGATATAGAACGATAGGTTTTGGTGGAAAAGCATCAAGGGGTGGTGGGGGGCCAGGAGATAGAGGTCTTTATGGTGGTGGTGAGGGTGGTCTAATGATAGATTATATAGCTATATCTACAACAGGTAATGGGACAGATTTTGGAGATGGATTGAGGTATCAGACCGCTGGCGGTGTGTGTAATGGGGGAAGTGGAGATAGAGGTCTTTTTTCTGGGGGTTCAGACCCCTGGCCTGGGCCGTACTCCTTTAATACTATTGCCGCTGTAACAGTTTCCACGCTGGGAGATGCCGAAGATACTGGAGACCTAACTGAAGGCAGGAGATTCATGGCTGGTGTTTCAAATGGTTCTGAAGACAGGGGTGTTTATATGGGTGGGTATATACCAGGGGGTGTCTATGCACGTGATACAATAGATTATGTAACCATATCTACAGCAGGTGATGCGATAGATTTTGGAGATTTACTGGTGGGTCACTTTTCAATGACTGGTGTTTCAAATGCCTCTGACAGGGGGGTTGCGTGTGGTGGAAGAACACAGGCGGTTAATGGAGTGAATACTCTGCAATATATAACTATATCTACGACAGGTGATGCGACAGATTTTGGGGATACATCAGTCGACAATATACAAACGAACGGAGGTTGTTCTAACGATACTGGAGATAGGGGAATTTATGGTGGTGGTGAGGCCACTTTATCCACTGTCTATGTAAATATTATTGAGTATATAACTATATCTACAGCAAGTGATGGGACAGATTTTGGGGATTTACTAGAGGCTCGTTATAACCTTAGCAGTTGTTCTAATGGGGCGGCTGATAGGGGAACATTTGCTGGTGGCGCACCTGGGAACATAGATACTATAGATTATGTAACTATATCTTCGGAAGGTGATGCGGCAGATTTTGGAAACTTGACTAGTGGAAGAACTATGCAAAACACAGGGTTGTCAAATGGGCAGACATAACTATTAGAAAGGATTTATGAATAAAAACATTGAAACAAGTTTAGTAAAAAAGATAGACCAGATGGTAACATCTACCGAAGTAAAGTTTGCGTGTATAACTGAAGATAAACTCGCTGATATAAATTCCAAGATGGCAGTTATAAAAAGAGCAACACAGTCTTTCGGTAAAAGGAATACTCAAACAACAAGCAAGCTCATGACCCTTAATATGCTGGCTTGCTCCCCTTACAGAGCATTAAGACAATGCCTTGCTCAAATAGAGAAAAAAAGAATTGCTATCAAAGAATCTATCTTTAAAATTAAAGAAACAGAAATAGAAATTAAGGACTTTATTAAATCAGGTACAGAATTAGATTTACTAAAAGCAGAAAGAGCTAAATCAGGAATTAGTGACTCGGTTTTATATCTTGAAGGTGCGTTGAAAGAACTTGCAGGTTTCCAAGATGCTTACGAACAGATTAGAGTATCTAATAATATCAGGGAAAATTGGGATGAAAAAGATTTTGAAGAATCAGAACCAAGACACCATGTTATGTCTACTTTTAGGAATGGAATAAGAGATATGCTTGCAGCAGGTAATCTTGGTCATGGAACAGCCGAGTACATGGAGCAGTTTGGCATACATCCAGTAAGAGCAATGAAAGAAATCTCTGCTTATATTAAGAAATGCGCTCAAAATGGTAATGATAATTATACCGATTATGTAAAGTTTTTAAATGAGATGGCAGACAAGTATTCAGAAAACTACAAGGAAGCTATGAAGCGACTTGGTCTAACAAATTTATTAACAGAATCTTTTTTATACAAGGAGGAGTAGATGAAAATATTAAAAGGATATAAGACTTATGTAGGAGCAGCAATCATGGCATCAACCGCAGTTTTAACTTACATTGGGTATCCACAGTATAACGAAATCCTGCTAACATTAGGAGCAGCACTTGGTATCACAGGTTTAAGAAATGCAATTGGAAAGGATTGATAAATGGATAATGAAAACGGATGTTACAATGGCACTCCGCTTTTTTATAAATGGGTGGTCGGTGTTTTTACCATGCTCTTTGTCGCTGGTATCTTTGGTGTATATGAAACCAATATAAAACTTGCGAAGATAGAAGTAGAGATTGAGAATCTACAGAGTATATTTGCAGACAGGTTTACAAGCATACAGGGTTCGGAGCTTACAAAGAGAGTTGTAGCTAATGAGGTTGACATAAAATTAATAGCGGAAAAACTTAATGAGCATATTTTATGGGCAGCAAAACAAGAACAATGGTTAAAGGGTAAATGAGTTGCAAAAGAAGTATATATTTGTCATAATTAAATGAGAAGATATAATTTTAGTGACAGACATGAGTTAGCAAATATGCTAATGGAAGAGGAGATACCACCGTTGGAACATAATTTTAGTAAAGGTTTAACCCATGTGTTAGTAGAGGATGATGTAATTAAAGGGTTCTTTACTATAAGCGGTAAGGTACAATCTGGTTATCCGTACTTGATGCACTTTTGTACGAAGAAGAAACATAGAACTCCTAAGTTAGCACGGACTTTAACCTCTGCATTGGTAGAGGCTGTTAAGGCTTTAGGAGCTAAGAAGTTTATTATTAATTGTCCGTTAGAAAAGAACTATCTGAAACGAGTTATTAGGTACTATTTTAAGACAAAACCTTACGGGAATAAAAGCAACCATGAATTTACATTAGTGGAGGTTTAATATGGGTGGTTCACCTTCAGTACCAGCACCAACGCAAGAGGAAAAAGATTTACAGGCAGCACAAACGGAAGCAATAACTACGCAGAACGCCTTGCTGATGGAGCAGTTAGAAGCATCTAAACAGGCAAGGGCGCAGCTACAGAGTATTGTTGAAATGACTGATGCTGAGAAGGCTCAGATAAAAGAGTTACAACAGTCTCAAATTTCGCTTGCTCAAGAGAGCCTTACCTTGCAGCGTAGTCAGATAGAGAGGGCAGAGCTATTAGAACCTGCTCAGTTTGCTTTATTAGAACAACAGACACAGATTGCTCAGTCACAGTTTAACTTATTACAGCAAGCTATTGACAGAGAACCAACTGAATTAGAACAGAAACAAGAAGATATTGCTTTACTGCAAGCAGAGAAGGTAGAGAAGGCTCTGAAGGGTGAATTACCTATTAGCCCTCAAACTTTAGTTGCTGAGAAAGATGAGTTTAAGAAGTTAAAGGAACAGTTAGCAAGGGCTGGTATAGATGTGCAGGGTGATACCTTACAGGAAGCTACATCAGGTTCTACTGCTGGTATCCAGGCACTTCAAAGTTTAAAACAGAGATTTGACGCTATTAAGTTTGCAGAACAGCAAGGTGCTATTACTCAAGGACAGAGTTTATTATTACAAGGCGCTGGTGCTATAGCCAATATAGAGCAGAGGAGATTAGGAACTGCGTTTGGTAATACTGGAGCATTGTTACCACAGCAACAGCAGTTTGGTTTGTTTGACCCTACTGCTAATAGGTTGAGCCAGATAGGTGCTGCATCTCAGTTAGGGTTTGGTACTTCATTTCAGGGGTTTGGTAGTTTATCTAACGCTACTTCTGCTGCATTACAACCGTACCAGTTTCAGAGAGATTTACAGTTCCGAGCTAACCAATCAGGAGGTGGTGGGTTTGGAAGTTTATTAGGTGGTATAGCTGGTATAGGTCTTGGTGCTGCTACTGGTGGTCTTGGTACTGCTGCTGGTGCTGGATTAGCAGGACTCTTTGGTTCTATGGGGTCAAAAAAAAAAGTAGATAATCCTCCTAGTTCTTCTGGGTATAATCAACCTTATGGTAATAGTGTTAATAGCTATTATCTATCAGCTTGAATTGCAGGATACCTTAGGGAAATAAATTATTAAAAGGAGTACACTATGGGATTCGGAAGTAATTTCTTTGGAGCAGCAACGGCAGCACTACCTCAAGGAGTGCAATTAGGGATACAAGGCGTTGCTTTGAAACGTCAGAAACGACAAGACCAGTTAAGGGAAGAGAAAGATACTATGGACTTGTTTCTGAAACAATGGAAAACAGCAGAGAACGACCCACTATTACAAGACACCATGTTAGAAGATTTTACTATCAAACATGGTACAGAAGAGGGTAATTTACAATCATTTGCTCGTACATTTCAGGGTATGGGTGCTGATAAAAGAAAGATGTATATAAATAATAACAATACAATTAATGATGCCCTTGCTGGTAAGGGAACAACTACAAAAGCACAAGGGTTAGCTGCTAACAATGCAAATAAAGCAATCATACGTTCTCTTGGTAGGGTAGTACCTACAGATATGAGGCACATAGATAGACAGCTTGGTGGTTCTGATGCAGATTTAACAAGAAGGGAAAAACAGGAAGATTCTGATAGGAGATTTAAATTTTATGAGAACCAATCAAAAGTTTTAGAAAAGCAAGTTCAAGAGACAAAACTATTACTTGAGAAAAGTGATAACCAAGAAGGTAGAGATTTCCTTGAAACTTCTATTGGAAGATTGAAGTCACTACTACAGAATATGTATGCAAACGGAATGGGTTTCACTAATGAGTTTATTGAAAGTAAGTTTGAAATATTAGGTATAGGTGAAAAGAAACAACCAAAGGAAAGAAAATTGTCTCAAAGTATAGTTGATGTTTTAGCAGGTAACGAATTTAATGTCAGACCAGAAGAGGCTACTCCTAAACAAATAGATGCTGCTAGTATAATTGTATATAACAAAAAACTTCAATTTGAAAAAGATAAGAGAAAATACCTAACTAATGACCGTGCTGAAATTAGAAAAGCTATGACTAGTGCTTCTTCTACTGCTGCTACAATAGCTAGTTTAAAAGCTAAAGATCAGAAAGCATTAGATATGTTCTCTGACCTTTATGCTCATGGTATTGATAAGAAAGATTTAGATTTTAAACCTGCTATTGCATTTGCTAAAGAGCTTTTAGTATTTGAGATAAAACAAATACAAAGAGTTACTGGTAAACCATTTCCTTTAATATTTGACAGGGAAATATTTAGTGAAGAAGAATTTAAACTACACTTTAAAAAGAAAGTAAAATGATATGATATTGTCCATTCAGGAACTAGCAAGGAATCACAACTTTGATCTAGATGCAGCTAGAAAAGAAATGTCTGATGATGACATTGTTGCTTACCTAAATGAAAAGGAAACTAAAGGTTCTGCTATACAACCAGCTGCACCTGAAGCCACAGCTACGCCTGTACTTACCGAAGCAACTGCTGCACCTCAAGTAGACATGGCAGACTTAGCTCGTAGAACAAGATTTGATTTAGAAGCAGCTAGGGAAGGTGGAATGTCTGATGAGAGAATACTCTCCTATATGAAAACACTCCGTGCTGATGAACCTGAACCTGAAGTAGAGGAACAAGAGCAAGACCTAACTTCGAGAATGCTCTCCTATATAAAAACACTCCATGGAAGATTTTCTGCTGATGATGATGAACCTGAAGTAGAGAAACAAGAGCAAGACCTACCTGATGATGATGAACCTGAAGTAGAGGAACAAGAGCAAGACCTACCTTCAGTTGATTTTACTACACCTAAAGGATTTGCTACTGCAGTTCTTGATGCTGGAAAGAATGTTTTTAGGTTAGGGATAGGTCTTGGTGAGTTTATAATTGAAACAGGGGGTGGTCTTTATACTGGAGTTGTAAGTGAGGTAGCCCCTGAAACTGCGGAGAAGCACTTTCATGTAGATGGTGGTGATTTCTTAAAAGCTATGGGTCAGTTCATAGAACAGTCAAGACTGGTATGGGAGAAAGCAGATGAACACCTTGAGTTTTTAGACCCAGAAACTGAAGAAGGGGTGAGGGCGTTAGAGAAGGTTGAAAAAGTAATTGAATTTGCAATAGTAAAACCTGCAAAGTTTCTAACTAAGTTAGTAGTAGACCCTGAGAAATTCCCTCATAAAGCACAAGCTCTAGAGAATATATTTGGTGCTATAATACCAGTAGGATATAAGAAATTATATAATAATTCAAAAGCTATACGCAGAAGGATTAAGCGGAGAAGGGCAGAGTTTAAACAGAAGCAGGAAATAGTTGAGAAGATATTAGACCAACCAGAGTGGGATAAGGTAAATAAATCAAAGGGAGACATTACTCCTGAGTTAAGAGAAGAGTTTAATAAAAAAGTAGAGGAAATAAAAAACGAGATTGAAAATAAGGTTAAGGTAGAGGAAGAGAGAAGTGAGATAAATGAAATATTTGAAGAGGCAGAGAAAGCAGAAGCGGTTGCTGAAAAACCTTTGCCTAAGAAAGCTGACGAGTTAACGGAAGTTAAAGAGTTAGAGAAGATAATAAAGAATAGAGTAAAAGAATTAGAGATACAGCAGACTGCTAAACAAAAGAAGGAGTCAGTAGCTAAAGAGGCAGAACGATTAACTGATGCAGAGAAAGCAGAAGCGTTTGCTGAAGAACCTTTGCCTGGTGAACAACCTACTACAATAAGAGAGCAGAAAGCTAAAGAGTTAGAGAAGATAATAGAGAAGACTGAAAGAAGTAAGTTAGATGCTGAGTTTAAACGACTACAAAAGAAACTACAGGAAGGTACTCTAATTCCTGAAGACTTTGCTGAAGCAGCTAAAGCTGTACCTACTAAGAAGCCTAAGTCTAAAGTAGAAGAGGAAGCACCTTCTATTGAAGAAGCTAAGACAGGTAGTGTTACTGAGCTAAGTGTAGGAGATAGTTACCTGCCAGCTAATCACCGTGCTCCATGGAGAATTGTTAAGAAGTTAGAGGATGGTGTAATAGCTAAGAGAGGAGATAAGTATAAGAAGTTTAGTGATGGTAAGAAGTCTAAGAATGTAAGCGCTGAAGAGATAGCGAAGATAGAAAAGGAAGGCGTATCAGATGTGGTACGTGATGAACCTGTCTTTAGTGCTGAAAAAGGAACATTGGTTGATAACTTAGATATAGGTCGGAAGGAGAGAGCTTTAATAGAAAAGTATAAAATTACTAAACCTAAAGGTAAGATTGAACCGCCTACTGAAGTATCCACTACTGCCCTTGGCAAACTCACTGATGAACAAATCAGTAATGCTACTGTAGCTGAACTTGAGAAACTAAGTTACGCTACAAAGGTGAAGGGTGATGGTGTTACTAAGAAGAGAGTTAAAGAGATAAGATTAATTGCTCAGATAGAGAAGGATAGCAGGGCGTTAAAAAGGGGCTCAGCTAGATATGATTCTACCACTGGACAGAAGAAACCACTGGAGTCAACTAAAGAAGCAGTCTTTAGTGCTGAAGAAGGAGCATTGGTTTCTAACTTAGAGGTAGGTCAGTCATACTTACCTGCTGATTACTTCTTACCTGATGATTACTCACATACTTGGAAGGTTGTTAAGGTATTAGAAGATTCTGTAATAGCTAAGAAAGAAGATATGTATAGGAAGTTTAGTGATAGTAAGGTGACTAAGAATGCAAGCGCTGAAGAGATAGCGAAGATAAAAAAGGAAGTACCACATCTGGTACGTGATGAACCTGTCTTTAGTGCTGAAGAAGGAATATTGGTTTCTGACTTAGAGGTAGGTCAGTCATACTTACCTGCTGATTACTTATATACTTGGAAGGTTGTTAAGGTATTAGAAGATTCTGTTATAGCTAAGCGAGGAGATAAGTATAGGAAGTTTAGTGATAGTAAGGTGACTAAGAATGTAAGTGAAGCCGAGCTGTTAGAGGTTCTTTTAGAAAAGGAAGGCGTACAAGTAGATTATAATGTGGATGTGGTACGTAATAAACCTGTAGGTGAGATTGAACCTACTACTAAACCTAATATTGTTAATACCAAAAACTTAGAGGTAGGTGATTCTTACTTACCGCCTAATCATGTGTTACCTTGGAAGGTAGTCAAGGTAATGAAAGACTCTTTCATTGTTGTGAGAGGTAATAAGACTAAGCAGTTTAAACATCAGAAGCATAAGAAGTTAAGTGAAGAGCAGCAGAGAAGAGAAGATATAGACCTTGCTTACCAGAGGAGAGGCGAGAAGAGAGTAGGTGTTAAAGAAATATTCAGCGCCTCTAATATAACTAATCTGTTTACGAAATTCAGGAGAGATAAGGGTGCTATACAAGGTATCGCTGGTATCTTTGGGCTGAAGAATTTTGATGTAATAAGAAGGGCAGGTACTTTAGCTAAGAGGATAGCAGGTGGTAAGGTAAAGAAGTTTAAAGATGGAGCGGTAGTAGGAGAGCAACATCTCTTTGGTATATATAATAGGTTAGAGCCTCACATACAGGCAGAGAAGACTGCATTAATCAAGAGATTTCTTGCTGATAGAATAGGATTAAAAGATGTACCTCTGGAAGATATAGCAGTACAGGATTTGAACCTCTCTAAAGAGAGCAGGACTGAGTTAATTAAAAAGACTAAAGAACAACGTGCTATAAATAAGGAGCAGAACAGGACAGAGGAACAGAGGGAGAGAGCTTTAATAAGAGAGTCTAAGAGAGAGCTTGCCTTAGAGGAAGAAGCTGCAATAGATGCTGCTGAAGCAAGTCCTACCTTTGATATACCCCAAAAACCTCTACTGAAAATGGAAAGGATTATTACGCCAGAACAAACTGAAGCAATAGGTAAGATTATGGAGTCTGCATTAAGGGTAGCTGCTGCTAAGAGAACCAACTATTTACATCAGGCACGGAAGTTAGGTCTGTTAGAGAAGAACAAGATAGACCCAAGTAACTTAGAAGACTACTCAATAGCTGATGGTTTCTCTGATAAACAGATATCAGAGTTTCGTAGGCTTGATGACTTAAAGAAGTTAGGTAAGGCTAAAGGTTTAACTGAAGCAGATATAACAGACATTAATAAAGTAATTGACAAGACAATTAAATCAGAGTTGCCAGATACCTTACTTAAAATACAGGTAGAGGACTTCATAAGAGAAGGGTTAAAATCTGGTGAGTTGACACAGTTAGATGTTATAAAAGGTAAGTCTTCTATTAAGCATAAGGCTAAACCTATAGAGCTAACACCTGCTGAATTAGATGCTATTCCTACTGGAACTGAATACTTCTCTATTAAGTTTAATGAAGTAGTAACACTAACTGGTAAGTTCCCTAACAGATGGGAGGTACGTACTAAGTCAGGAAGAAATCTTAATATATCTTTGAATGAAGCGTTGTCTGATGTAGGAGTAGGAAGCGACCTATTCTCACAGAGGGTAATTAAGCAATCTACATTTGATAAGGCTGTTAAGAGTATCAATGATGCTGGTAGAAGGACAAATGTAAACTTGATGACTGTCAATCCTAAGTTAGCTAAAGACTTAGCTATCATAGGAGCATATCATATAGAGAGTGGGGTTAAAAGGTTTAGTAAGTGGAAGGATGTTATGGTAGAAGAGCTTGGAACTGCTATTAGTAAGGTAGAGTTAAAGAAGATATGGAAAGAGTCTAAGAAGATGGTACGGCAGGTGGGTGCTAAGATGTTTAACCTTGTGAAAGAACGTGCCGTTAATATTAGTAAGGCTCAACTACAGAGCGATAAGTTTATTGTTAGGGAAGTTGAAAATAAACTGAAGAAGCTTAAGGAGAGAGAAGCTATACCATTTCTTATTCAGGGTATTAAAGATCCTAATGTGTTGAAGAAGATAGGGCGTGGTGATTTAATAGACTTAGTTAATAAGCCAACTAAAACAATGAAAGAGGTATCTGATAAGGTCAGTAAGTATTATGATGAAGCCTTTGCTTTCTTGAGGAGGGAGTGGGGAGAGGTTAAATTTAGAGAGAACTATGTAACACAGGTGTGGGATATACCTAAGCATAAAGTAAGGTCTACTGTTAGTTCATTCCAGACACACAATCCTTTTACAAAGAAGAGAACTATACCTACATTAGAAGAAGGTATAAAGCTAGGGTTGACTCCTAAAACATTAGACATAGCTAAACTGCTTAGGATATATGACTCTGCTAAGATAAACTCTGCCTTTAACTTTAAGTTTGCTAAGGAACTATCAGAGTTGACAGGCACAGATGGTAACAAACTTATAATGAGAAGAGACAAAGCTCCTCAAGATTGGATAACATCAGACCATCCTGCATTACGGAGAGCTATGGCTATCAGTAAGACTAAGGATGGCAAGCCAGTTCTTATAATGTCTGATGCAAAGTATCATCCTATGATAGCTACTGAGATGGATTTAGTATTTGGAGAGGGGTATAGCTTATTTGTTAAAGGAGTAGATGTTATAGGTGTGTATGAAGGTATTAATGCAATAGCTAAGAAGGGTCAGTTGTCATTGTCATTGTTCCATCATTTAGCATTAACTGAAGCTGCATTCTCAAGTGGTATAGGTATCAAGGCTATGAAGTTATGGAATCCGTTCAAGGTGTACAGAGCAGTAAAGAATAAAAACTTTGAGATATTTGATAGGATGGAGCTGGCTACTGATGCAATAGAACATAGAGTTACATTTTCAGCATTAGAAGAAGTTAAGCAGGCTCTTATTCAGAGAGCATTAGAGACTGCTGAATTTAAAACAAGGAACGTGCGAGTCGTAGGCAAGACTGTTAAAGGAACAAGGATTGCTAATGAGTTGTGGGATAGAGCGTTGTGGGATTACTACCATAACACATTAAAGCTGTATGCTTATGAGGCTAATGTAGCACAGGCATTAGGTAAGGCACGTAAGATTAAAATGAAGAAGAAAGGAAAGGAACTAACTGAAGCAGAGGTAGAAGCTATTAAGAATGCTATGGGTGACTTTGTTAATGACAGTTTTGGTGGACAGAATTGGCAGTTACAAAAGGTATTAGGTCAAAAGAAGATAAACCAGATGCTTCATTGGGCTTTTCTATCTCCTGATTGGACTATCTCTGTACTAAAACAGACTGCTGCACCAGTAACGGCAGTAGTTAAACTTGCTAAAGCTAAGAATATGGCAGAGGTAATGGCAGCTAAAGCATTAGCTAAACGTAGCGCAGCGTTCTGGATTAAAGCAGGAATATACTTTAACATAATTGCACAGGCTGTAAACTATCGCAACACGGAGAAAGCGTTTGGCGAGGGTAAGTTTACGTGGCAGAATGACCCTGGACATGAGTTTAATATGTTCTGGAAAGTGGGTGAGGATGATAATAAGGAATATTTAAGGTGGGGTAAGCAGTTTAGAGAGGTAGGGGAGGGAATGTTAGACCCTATCAAGAAATTTGGCTCTAAGTTAAGTCCTTTAGTAAGAGAATCTATAATTCAATTAACAGGTATGTCGCCAGGTGGAAGCTTCCCTGCTTCATTTGCTGATATACCTTTTTGGGAATCACTACCTAAAAGGTTAGGACATTTTGCTATACTACCAGTTCCTTTCTCATTAAGGTCACACATAAGTAATTCACCTAAGAACTTTATGTTTTCATTACCTACATCTAAGGGTATGACACCATATAAAACAAGGAAACTATTTAGGGAAGCATTGACTTCATTCATAGATAAACATGAGACAGATAATATAGATGCTGTAGGTGTAGCGGATAAGGCAAGGCGAAGGCTATTCAGGATATATATATCAGCATTAGAGAATAGTTTAGATGCAGAAGAATTGTTTAAGTCAGCAGAGACCTCTGTTAAGTCTAAGATGTCTCTTAACGATAGGTCTGTAGCAAGGGAAATATATAAAGAGGTATCAAATCTCTCAACAAAGAAGGAGAAGAGAGACTTACTTGCTGCTTATAAGATGAAAGGTGTACTTACAATAAGAATAATGAATAAACTTAAGGATGAAGCAAGACGTCAAGCTAATATAAAAAGACAACAAAGACAAGCTAATATTACAATTAACAAGAACAAGTAACTATTCGTATTCCCATTCTCCATCCTGCCTGAAAGTTGAACCACCTATCAGTTTAAACTTTGTTGTCATACCATTTGGATTGAGTGTTGAGTCTTTAAAGTTCTTACACTTAACTATTGTTAGTCTACCACCACCTATATTAAGGTAGAGGTTAGGCTTTTGTAAGGTAGCCATGCCACCTACTCCTTCAGGAGCGCCCTTCTTTTTCTGTATACATATAACTGCTATACCGTTACGAAGTTTAACATGAATGTCTTTTATCCATTGACCTATCTTATAGTGTTCGTTATGAATTTCAAGGTAGTCAATCACATTAAACCCATCAGGTTCTATAACATCAGCAAAGTTATACGACCTGTCCTCTGCTTTAAAGTTCCATGTACTGAGAGGTACATCACCGAAGAGTTCTAACTTAGTACGTAATGCTGAAGCACTCATCTCACAAGTATAATAATTGACAGGGTATTCGTTCATGTTTAGCTTTACCATATTCAAACTGAAGGTTGTCTTCCCTGCATTCGGTTCACCTGCTACCAGAATAATATCTTTTGGATAGATTCTTACCAGACTTTCCAGTTCAAAGGGGAACTTGATAGGTAGGGATTGACTTGTTGCTTGCATGAAGTCAAGGTACTCACGCTTCTGGTCTAACTTTCTATACTTACCGTTCTCATTCTTATGATGTTCTACCATACCACTCTTGACTAAGCGGTGAAGTATGACACGGATATGGTTCTTATCTTTCGTAGACATAGCACCTAACTCTGAGAAACAATCTTGGATTCTGAAGTAACCTACTGTTCCATCTACCCATTGTTCTACTTCTACTTTCCAATCATGTTGTTTCTCTATTGCTGTCTTGATTACGTTACGTACCTTCTCCTCTGCTACAGCAGGGTCAAACGGTGGATTACATTGAGCAGCCATAGCCATAAGTGTTTGATACATCTCATCCTCTTTCATCTTCCCACGATAAAGAGTGTTAGCCAGATAGAATAGGTCTACATCTCTTGTGCCATCATCATACATTTCCCTTGCTTTGTCTTTGGATTTCTTCTTTGTCTTATCAAGGGCATCAAGGTATGGTTGTGGTGGCATAGGTATTGGTGTGATAGATGGTCTATCTTCCCATGAATATGAGCCATCTTCACCCTTACTTGGTGGTAGTACAACGTAACCACCGTTAGCTCTAAGGTCACATCCTTTTATAACCCTTGTGTTATTACTTAATCTACCGTTAGGACATTGAAAGAATAGATGTAAGCCACCGCTTTGTGTTACTGATATAGGATACTTAATGTCTTGAGGTATAAGAGGGAAGAGACTTTCATTTGCTTCTGCTAATTCATCTACATCTATCACCATAAGGTTGCTAATTGTTCCTGTTACTGTAGCTATTTGAGCCTTTGGATACTTCTTCCACCACTCATCTATCATTTCTTCTGTTACTTTGGTAGTCTGTAGGTTGAGTTCCCCTTTCTTCCATTCAAAGTATGGCTTCTTATTCTTTTGGATGGGAAATACATTCCAACCTAACTTCAGGTACTTCTTTGCTACTGTTACCATATTTGCCATAGTTTCCCCTTAATTTAATTGGTGTCTCATGATTGTCATAGCCCTTGTTCCTTCTTCTATCATAGCTACCCTACAATCATTACATAACACCATCTTCATTATTAATATTGTTGTAACACATTCTTTTAATAAGGATACAATCTCTTTCCTATCTAACTTCTCTAAATCCTTTGGCGTTAGCTTCATTTCTATGATGTCTTCTAACCTCACTCACTCACCTCCTCTCAGATACCCCAAAATCCTCAAGCTATGGGGTCAAATTTTAATTATTAATCACAACTGACGCAAGTCCTACACCTTGGACAGATACCCTTGAAATTAGCAGGTAGTAGATTACCACAAACAGTACATTCTATCGGTTGCGCTGTCTCTTCTAAATCACACTTTCTGCACACACAATCATTTTCCACGCTTCTTCACCCCCTTAATTATCTTCAAATGGTACGTGCATATCGGTCAACGATACCACGTTAAACCTTTTTGCTTTAGCCATGTTGTCTCCTTAAAATATGCTTACCCCTAATTCACCCATTGTAAGCGTTCCCATAGCTTGTGGATAAGGGGAAACATCAAACCCACAAACTCCCATAGGTCATGTTTCTAATACATCAATGTTATGCACCGCCTTCATCAATTTAGATTTCAACTTAAACATATTGTACGCTGCACCTTTTTTCATACCTTTGACATCCTCTATCACGTATTGTGCTTTCTTCTCATCCCAATAGAGAAAGTCTGCTGTGTATGTACAAATCTTAATCATGTGTAGTATTATCACATACTTAGGCTGAGTCTTCAACTGGCTTATCTCTCCTGCTTTTTCCAGAAGTTTCAATTCTACATACCGATTAGCTTCCTTTGTAGAGCGAAAATAAATTCCATCTATATATTTAGGCTTTGCCCTATATTTGCTCTTCGTCATTAGATTCTGCGTACTCCTCTATAATAGCTTTTTGTAATGCTGTCATTTGTTGTAATGACCAATCTACAGGATATGATTTCTTACTAATCAGTTGTCTCATCTTAATGAAGTCACTCTCTACCTTTAGATGTTGTACTGCCGCTTCAATAGCTACATACAATGCCTCTTTCTCATTCGTTGGTTTATGTACTGGTATGTCATCTTTATATACGCCTGGTATCCATACAAATCCGCACCCCTTATCATCATGGTTCTTCCAACAGGTAAGATGTCCTTTCTTAAACTTGTTTTCAATTACAGGTTTAGTTTTCTTACACTTAGGACAAGCGTATGTTTTAGAACCAGTTAGTTTAACTGTCTGCTTCGTTTGTTTGACTTCCTTCTTGGCAAGTGGTTCAGTAAGACTATCATGGTCGGCATCTTTTGTATCATCTATCCCAAATAATCCATTAAGTGCATACTTACGAGCATAAGAAGAAGTTGCTCCAGTTATTTGTGCTACATCCATGCCTTTCTTAATCTCTGCTTCCCTTGCAAATGAAGATGTAATGATATAATCCTTTTCATTTGATAACTTGGCTACAGCATGAATGTAATACCTATCACCTATCTGAACAAGATTATCAGTTAATGTTAAATAGTAATCATCAGGTAACAGCTTCTTTACTGCTTCAACTATGTCTTCACATGAACGATAGTTAAATCCACCAAATTTATTTACTTGACTTTTAGGTGCTTTTAAATTCTTTTGAATACTATGTAAAACTTTATTAATAGTAGGTTCTTTAATTGCCATACATCTCCTTAAAAGAATGTTTGTGTTAATAAGGATAAATCTTTAGTGAGTTGAACATCAACTCTACAGTATGATTCAATCTCTACTAATTTCCCTTCTTTGAATAACTTAGCCACCTCCTCTCCTTGTCCAGATTTCTTACCAAGATGAAACATATTACAATAGTAATCTAATTTCTTTGCTTTAGACAAATCGTTACTGCATAATTTATACATAACATCAAGAACATCTGAGTTATAACGATTGAGAATAAACTTCCTGCTTGGTTTGACTTTATGAAGAATGCTACGAATATAAATCAAAGGCAAATCATAACCAATGATGTTAAATCCACCTACATAAACACTTGAATCTTGCACTCTCTCCCAAAACATTTCCAGCATTCCAACTTCATCACTACCTACGCTACCATACCATGTTCCTTCAGGAGTGAGCATCTGGAGACAGACTATCTTAGCTGTCCAAGGGTCTTTAGCTAATCCTTGTTTAGACTTAATGTAAAATTCTTTCTGCCGTGCTTTAATCTTATCAGGGTCTTTTATGTTTGCAGGTGCTTTAAACTTAGGTAGGCATTCATCAGGTATATCTGTTCGTGCTACTGCTTCTACATCAAAAAAAGTTACCATGTTTCCCCCCTTAAAAGTTACTATGATACTTAGAATCAGCCCTAAAGTCAAGGAAATTAGAGCCATACTCATCACCAGACAATGTGTTTTTACCCTTCCCCTTTGCTCTACATAGGTCACACATTCTATGTTCAAAACAGGTAGAGAAAAACTCGGCATCACACTTCAGGCATTTACGATACTTCCTCTCTACCCTTCCTCTTGACAACTGCATTCTTTCAATCTGACAATTCTCACATTCTTCCATAAGGTACTGTGGGATGCCAACCCCACAGCCCTTACAGAAAGAATTATAGCTCTTATTCTTCGGCATGGTCTCTCCTTAGTTAGTGATGTTAGTAAGAGCATTAGTAAATAATCCAGTATTTATTCTAATCTTATCTTTCATGGAGTCAACCTTTCTGGTAGTAAAGAACTGAGGTATTCCACTATCATTAAAACGTACTCCCTGCATACCTCCCATGAAGATGTTTTCCTGAGTCTTATTATACACGTTCCATACTGAATTAGATGCTTCTTCTTTCCTCTTAGTTATAAGTAAAGCAGGTTTCTCAAAGAATAAACCGTTATCATGGTTGAACTTTAACTTCTCTGCTTCATCAAGATAAGAATTGATTTGCTCTCTCTCCATGATAGTCTTTCTCATCTGCTTTACTATCTCACCTAAGACATTGAATTTCTGAGTAATATCAATCACAGCATCTAAGAAGTGTAATGCTTTATCACCCTTATGTATTACTCTGTGAGAGAAGAACTCTGTTCCCATAATAAGACCATTCCCACATACAAAGCTAAATGCACCTGCCATCAGTTTATCAGCAGATTTACCATCATGTGAACCGAAGTATAATAGCCTTGATATTAAGGATTCATCTTCACTAACTTTTATATCACCGTTACGAAAATCAATAAGGTGATTCTGAAAACCTTTTCTTTTATCACTACGTACAGCAGTTCTCTGGATGGAATGTACATCCCATCCGAGAGAACCAACTGTAGAGACTACTTCTTTAGATGAAATAAACTGATACTGGTTACTCAATCCATCCATCTCATGTATCTGTTCTACAGGGTCAAGAATTTGTGTCATTGTCATTCTCCTTTTCAATTAAATCCTCTATATCAGTAGCAATATTGCTAATGTTGGACTTTATGTCCTCTCCTGCTTGTTCTATATCTCTATATGAGTTTTCCAAATCTTGTAAGTAATTTTCCATGTCTGCGACATTATCACATATATCTTGTTCTTTCTGCTCAAGCTCGTTACGAATTTTCTTCACTAAATCATCATTTATCTGCTGTTTTTTAGTATGTAATTTAACGTGTTCAATCACACTCTCCAATGCAGATATTATATAGCCAGTATCTATCATACATTCACCTCCTCTCTTTCTATTTTGTTAGACAGTATACTCTTGTTCTCATAAACATCATGCACATCTAATTTAATTTCTCCTTGTTCACATCATTCACCTCCTTTAGTTAATTGTTTACAGGAAGACTGACAATGCTCTGTTATAGCTGTTTCTATCAATCTCTCAATAGATGGCAGAATATCATAGACAGCAGGTGGAACAGCCATCTTATCAGATTCCTGCCAAGCATCAGTAGCAGCATGAAACTCTGTTATCTTCTTACCATGCTCTGTTTCCAGACTTACAGTAGCAGATATTCCAGGCATAGATTTCTCTTCTCGGTAACTGATACCAATATGTTTCAACTTAGCTTTCGTAATACTTATATCCATCTTTCTCATTTAATCACCCCTTCCTATTGGTTATTTGCTAATCGTTTTCTGGTGCTTCATTAAAATGTTTATCAATAAGTGCCATTATTTCTTCTTCAACAGTAAAAGCGTATATCTTATCATTATCAATAAAATAATCATATATCTGGTTCTTCAGTTTATGACGCCTGTACTCTTGATGACGCCTGTACTCTTGTACATTTTCACTGATAATCTTGCTAGTAAATCTAGTTCTCATCTCTTTAGTTCTCATTTACTCACCCCCTTTCTCTGTACAAGCATTATAAAACCTCTTTCCATCAAATCTCTCATTATCATGCTTGAATATGCGTGATAATACATCAATCAAATCCTCAAGTGTAAAGTTACAGTACATATCTTCTCCGTCATCATATTTTGTATTGTACATAAGATTTAATACTTCAGCTATCTTGATATAGTCTTTTCTGCTCATGCGACATCCTCTCCCCTTTAAAAAAAGTTAATAATTAATTCTTTCCTCTACATCTTTTTTATCTATATACAATCTGAATCTCTCCGCTTTGCTTATTGGTAAGTCTTGGTCGTATGTTCGTGGGTGTTTCTTCTCTTTCTTTGCAATACTTGCTCTCTTTCCATTCCCACGTTTTTTAGTCTTATAAACATCTTTATTTAGATATTTATTAAAGAGAAACATAAAATACTTTCCCTCTACATTGTTAGGAATGTTACTCAATACATAATTAGATTTATTCTTCATTATCATCACCATTTAAGTCTTGTAATGTTCGTTTAAAAGTATTGACTAATATCTCTATATCATCCCCACTTAACGGTTCATCCCACGCAATAGCGGACTGTATGACATGAGCAGAATCGTGAGCTATTGTTTCTAATTGACTCTCCATTTCACCTCCTTGTAACTGATTGTTCAATAATTTCTCTTTCTTTATTTGCACTCTCAGATGGATATACTCTTAAAGGCTCAACCTCTTTACCATCATAGTAACATGGGTCTTCAAATGCTGTTACAACCCAATGCCATCTACCTTCAATCTCTCTCAACATCAAATATGCACCTGTTGTATATATTTCCATTAGTAATCCTCCAATGTATCTTGAATTAATTGGATTAAATACTCAATGTTACCTCTGTCTATCTTATCTGATGCTAAATCTCTGGCACACATTAAAAAGCTGATTGACTCACCTAAGTAGTCTAACTTACTGTTCATCTTCCATGCAGTTATATATTCTTTGTTCATTTCTTCCTCTGATAATGTGTTGAATTTCTCCATGTTAGTCATCCTCCCCATAGGTATCATCAAAGCATCTCTCACACATACCTGACATTTCAAACTCTCTGAGACCAGTAGATGTGAACATATTAACACCATGATGTACAAACTGTCTGCAACTGACACATACCCCTACTGCATCAGTATTGTTTATACCACCATAAGTTGAATTAGCTAATGCATCTGCAAACTCCTGAAGTTCTTTTTTCAACATAATTTACTCCAAAAAGTAAGGGGAGATTGCTCTCCCCATTAGGTTAGCTTTTTCGTCTACAGGCTGTACAACAACCCATAAACATTAAGTCTATGTCAACCACCATGCCACAGCTCCTGCAAGTAAATGTTTCCCCAAACTCTACCTGTTCATTGCAGTCATATTGTTCAACTTCTGTTAAATCTAATTCCATGACATCTCTCATACTATATCACCTCCTTTCCCCAAAGAACTCAAGTTACTCTACGAGCATTTGATTTTATTTCACTTACATAAACATCTCCCATCTCTCCATCTGGAGTAAAAGGAGACAGCACATCACAGAACCATCTGGCATTAGGTTTATCATCATTCTTCTGCCATTTCTTGAGAACATACCATGTCCAGCCATCTAATGACTGCCATATCTCATGGGCATTCTCTCTCTTTACTGTTTTTTGACCTTCCCATCCCATCTATATCACCTCCTTTCCCCTGAGTTACAGGTGTGTTCAACTCCCAAGATAATCTTTGCCATACATCTCCTCATCTATGATGAGGATCACCTCGTGTAGTTCCTTGATTACAGCATTGAGTATTAGTTTTGCCTCAATGCCATCACCAGATATGTGGCACAATGTTGCTCGTTTTATATCTGCCATCAATTCATCTACATTTACCATGTTCTCACCTCCTTTCAACTCTTTCCTGTGCATAACACGTCGCACTCATCAATCATCTATACCTTTGATAATACATACTAACTTCCATACTATACCTGTAATAATGCCGTATAGTATCATCACAAACAGTAAGTCCATCTACACCTTCCTTCCTGCTTGAAGTTTAGCTATCTCTTTTCTGGACTCACCACGTCTACCCTTTGCTACCGCTATCTTGGTCTTGGTTGTGAGGGCTTTGTATCGTCTATCCCTCAAGTCTGCCTCTTCCTGCTTTCTTCGTCTATCCTCTTTACGTGTTATTCTCATGTAAACCTCCTATCTGTGTACAGCCACCTCATATTTGATTGACTAGACCATTTGCTCTTCCACCAACGTCTGCTACCTATATAGCATGATTTGTGCCTTACCAACCCCACAGCCTGTACTGCTACCTTAGACCATGCCAAGTTGTTAGCATCTACGCTTCCCTTAATGTACCTCTCACAGACATAACACTTTACAGCACGGTTCATTGGGTTGTTCATCTTATCACCTCCTATACAGCTACCTTAATTTTGCTCTAAACCCCATGTTTAGAGCATAAAAAAAGGGGGGATTTCTCCCCCCAAGTGTTACCGTTTGATCGCATTCAGGTTGAATGTGATCCCCGACCCTAGGTCAATCCATTGACCTAAAGTGCTGGCTATATTCGTGTTACCTGAACGATTAGACGTAGGTCTCCCTTCAACCGTGAGGTCAATGGTGAGAATTGCCTTACCATTGCTTACCTGTACGTCTATGTTCTCGCAAGGTTTAACCTCACGAGCTTTCTTCGCCTTTGGTTTAGCTATAGCACCCTTCTGTGCCATAAACTGTGCAAAGGCTTCCATCATATCTATCTGGGCCTTAGTCATAAAATCACCTCCTTTCTTTTTAAATTTCTAACCTTTCCTGTGTATAATACGTCGTGTTACCTATATAGGGGTAAGGGGTCGGGGGGATAATGCGTTATATTTCTTTGGTGCATCCTGTCTCTAACTATTTTCTAAAAAGCGATTATGTTTACTAAACGACTATCATCTGTTTACTAATTCCAGCAGTTTTGTTTACAAAAGTATTACAGATTTATTACAAGAATATTACGAGAGTATTACAAAATATTACAAATATTACAAAGCAGTTTTCAATGTTTTCAACAAGTTAGCATTTTGCTGTTTTAAAAAACTATGCTATATATATATAGATTAATATATATACTATATTATATATTATATTAATAGAAGAGTCTATTACAAAGTATTACAACTTATTACAATTCATTACAGAATAAAAGTTTTAATTAGGGTATCCCCTTATTTTCACTTTTTTGTATGTACAGTTTTCTTGAACAATTAGGTTTATTAAATATAATAATATTTATAATATTTATTAGTTTTTACTTGACATCTTTTACTCAAATGCTATATTGTAGTTATCGGAGGCTAATTCCGTTAAACAGTCGCAGGTAGTTGGTGGGTGTACCGAAAGGTGCTAAAGGTTCTCTTTGGAGAGTAGGACTTGTAGATTCTTCGCATCCACCAGCTACCACTTTAAAGGAGTGCAGCTATGACAGAAGACAAAGCGCTTAAAAAGAAAGGAGGTGTAATAAACCAGAGGCACAGAATTAAGAAGAAGTACGACATAAACGAGGATGGGAAGATATATTACAAGAAGAACATACCTATAGAACTTCTTATAGAATACTTTGAGAAGGAGCTTACTTATGAAGACATAGGTAGAATACTTGGATGTACTTCTCAGAACGTAGCAATGCGATTGCAGAAGGAAGGGTATTTCGTCAAGCGCAACAATGCTTTTAAGAAACATGAGATAAAGGTGCTTGAGAATATTAAAAGAAGATTTGCTGAAGAACTGCAAACTAAGAACCTTGATAAATCATCAGCCCTTCAGATAGCTACTGCGTATGCTGTTATCTTTGACAAGATACGGTTGCTTGAAGGAAAGTCTACGGAGAACATTGATGAGGTTCACAGGATAGAACAGTTAAATGATACCAAAAAAACTTTACTTGAATTGTTAAAAGGTGTTGAAGATGCTAAAAAACTTAAACCAAAGGAGGAAACAGATGGAGATTAAATATTTTAGAAAGTTTGAAAAAGGTAACATGAAAGGGTTTTTTGATTTAGTTTTAGATACAGGTATGGTTATAACAGGAATGAAGTTACTCACAACTAAAGATGGAGATACATTTGTGGGGTTTAAGTCTGAATCGTATGAAGATAAGAACGGTGAAACTAAGTGGAAGAACCTTTGTTATTTCCCTGATAGAAAAGATGGAGACCAATTTCAAGAAGCTGTAGTTGGTTTAGCAACAGAAGCCTATGACAATGCCTAAGAAATTATTGAGGGTAAGAAGAGGTATTATAAATTAAAATAATTAAACCAACCCAAAAAAGGATTATAATATGAAGGTAACTATAATTTGCTGGAAATGTGGTGAGCAATACCCAGAGGACAAGAGTGCTTGCCCCATTTGTTGTGAACCAAAACAGGGAACAGAGAATCTGAAAGACAAATTTTAAACAAAACAAGTGACAATGCCTAAGAAATTTCTACTTACAATACCCATAGACCTGCATTGGAAGATTAAGATGATGGCAGCAGGAGAAAAGAGGTCTATGGGAAATTTTATTAATGAAGCTATTAAACATTCTATTGAAATAAGGGAGGACTACAATCATGCCAAGCATAATACCAAAAGGTTACGAAGCAAAGATGTATTATGACAAACCGAACAAGATACAACTCACTAGGCAGGAGATAGAAGACGCAGCACAAGCAGGTATAACAAGCTACCTCAATGCTGTATACAGGAATAACAGTAAACCTAACAACTCAGGTAACAGCACAATCCAAAGTGCTATCTGCGGATATGCTGCTGAAGCAGCAGTTGCGAGAGCGCTTGACATTCCTTGGGATGGACACCTTAATGATATGGCAGGATATGATGTGGGTAAGTTTCAAATCAAGACCACAAACTGCCCTTGGGGTGATTTAGTTCTACAGGAGAACGACCTCAAATACGGCAAGTCTACTGATATATATATACTCGTAGTAAACAATATGTCTCGCCAGCGTTTTACTTTTAATCAAATCCCTACCTTCTGGATAATAGGTTTTGCTTCTTTAGACAGAGTAAAGGCAGAGGGTGTTCCTGCATATACAGATAAACAACTTAAATTAACACAAGAACAACTGTTAGATATAAATGAAATAACATTTCCTAAGAGTGTTGAGGTGGACAAATAATATATATATTAATATTACTTTTCTTGTTACCAGTTCAGGTATCAGCAGAAAGTTATATTAGGGAATACACTTACTAAACGATATTATAAGATGAGGTTATAATGGGAACAGGTGACTATAATCTTTTTTGTAAAGGTAATAAAGTTCTAAAAAACAGGGAGGGTTATGATGCTATCTTCGGAGTTAGAAAGAATATGGAATGCCATGTGTGTAAAATACAAGGAAGTGACCGCTATCATTTACGCAATAGTAATTATTATTGCACTCGTTGCGCTAACAATAATCACATGGTAATAGAAGAGCGTCATGTACCTTAAAAAAATCATAGTATATGCAAGTACCGCCCATACACTAACAAACCATGACATTCGCTGAAATGAAAAAAGAAGATTACAATAAAGAAAGAAAAGTAAAGGATAGAAAAAAGAAAGCACAAGCAAGAGAATTACATTATTATGCTAATGACCATGATTTTCCAAAAGAAAATAATGAAATTCCAAAAGGATATGAAAATAAAATAATCTGTGGAGATTCAGAAGAAGTTTTAAAAAAATTGCCGAATAATTGTGTAGACTTGGTTTTTACTTCTCCACCATACAATTTTGGGTTAGCTTATGAAAATTATGATGATGGTGTTCATTGGGAGAAATATATTGAAAAATTATTTGCTGTTTTCAAAGAATGTATAAGGGTTTTAAAATATGGGGGGAGAATTGTAATAAATGTTCAGCCTCTTTATTCTGATTATATCCCAATTCATCACATGATTACAAACTTCTTTATCCAGAATAAGATGATTTGGAGAAATGAAATAATATGGGAAAAAAATAATTATAATTGTAAATATACTGCTTGGGGTAGTTGGAAAAGTCCATCTAAACCTTACTTAAAATATACTTGGGAGTTTTTAGAAGTTTTTTCTAAAGGAGATTTAAAACATCTTGGAGATAGTAAAAATGCAGATATTACTGCTGATGAATTTAAAGAATGGGTTCTTGCTAAATGGAGTATTGCTCCAGAGAGAAAAATGAAAGATTTTGGTCATCCTGCAATGTTCCCAGAAAAATTAGCAGATAGAATCTTAAAACTTTTTAGTTTTAAAGGAGACATTATATTAGACCCTTTTAATGGTGTTGGAACAACTACGAAGGTTGCAAAAGAAACTGGTAGAAGATATTTAGGAATTGATACTTCAAAAGAATATTGCGAGAAATCCGAAGAAAGGTTAAAGAAGTGGATTGACATATCAAAAAAGGTATGCTAAAAGTTTATGATGAAAAAGATACTATGAGGAACTATAATATGAAAATGCAAATCATAGCGGTATTTATTCTTGTTATTTTATTATCTTATGCGTCTGCTTTTGATTCGGAACTGAAAGTTCCAAAGGCAACTGGCAATAATGACCCCGACCCTCTCATAGATGTTTATGACTCTAAGGTGTACAAAGCGTTCATGAAAGAGAACCATGACAGGGTAGAGGAGTACCTTGATTCCCGTAAAGATGTTCACCCTATAGTCAGGAAATGTTTTGGAAAGTTTTTACATTCGGAAGCTGCTTGGTTTGACATGATTGACTGGTTTACATTTTCCACCAAGGAAGGTGTTCAGTGGTATCAACTGGAGAGCAGCGAGGTTAAGGCACTGCTGAACAAACATAAGTACATAGTTGACTGGGGTAACTGTTTACAGATTTCACTTCAAGAACAATGGAAAAACAAAAAGATATTATAGGATTATTTCATTTAAATCAGTTTGGAAAAGAAATGGAGGAATATTTAGATGTCAAAACAATTAACAACCAACTTCCATTCTGATGAATTCAAATGCCCTTGCTGTGGCAAGGATGATATAGATATGAACTTTGTTATTAATCTACAGATAGCAAGAGACCATTCAGATGTCAAGTTTATCATTACAAGTGGAGTGAGATGCGAGAAACATAACAAGGAAGTTGGTGGTAAAGAAACATCAAGTCACCTAAAAGGACTTGCTTGTGATTTGGTGGCGCAAAACAGTTCTACGAGAGGACTATTGTTGAAAGCTATATATCATTCTTTTTTAAGAGTAGGAATAGGAAAAGACTTCATCCATGTGGATGATGATATGGTTAAAGCACAAAATGTTACTTGGCTTTATTAAAAAGGATATGAGATGGTGAAGAATGTTCCTTCGTAATGTGATTTTATTATATGTCTTGGTTCTTTTATCTTTTGTAATTTTATTTATAATTGGTCTAGGGATAATTAAATGGCTATAAATAAAAGTATGGCTGCTATTTATGGACTGAACAACCTATAGACTCTGATGGCACATCAAAATAGAAAAGGGAGGAGAAAACTTGGAAGTAAAAAAAGAAGAGAGATGCGGAAGCGAAGAAACAGGAAGAAGTAAGACACTACAAGATGCTGAGTTTGATACAATGCAAAGTGATGATGGTGTTAAGATAGACCTTGCCTTTATTGTATTTATTATTAAGATGATGGCTAACTTCTTTGTACTTATGGGTAAAGATAAACATAAAACTGCTAAAGTAGAACAGATGATGATAGATATGATAGTTAAATTCTTTGAAGAGAATAAAGGTAGGTCATTCTCTGAGTTTCTAACACAAGAACCAAGAAAAGAAGATACTGCTGATAACCTGGTGTCATAATGAATCTTAAATATTGGGGATTAGTGATATGTGTGTTAATTCTATTTACTTTTGGTTTAAGAAATTCTTTCCTGAGAAAACGCGTAGCGAGGCTGATGGCAAAAGAGGAAAAGCATATACAGGCGAAGCGGAAGGAAAAGCTAAATATTGCGATTGCTCCTTTGCAAACAGAGATACAAAGGTCAAAAAAGGAAAAGCACATAACAAAAAAAGAGTACAGGATATTACAATTCCAAGAAGAAGAACTAAGAGAAAAGCTAAAAGCCGCACAAGAAAAGTACCGAAAAGCTCATGTAGATGAAATGCGTCTTAATGGAGAATTAGCCTATGCAGGAAAATAACAAGGGTTTTTGGTTAAATGTTTTAGTTGGTTTTGTTATTTTAGCATTAGCTATACTATGTGCAAAAGTTGCACTTGCTACAGAAGTAGAAGATATACAGGCAGAACTCATTACTAACCTTGAGAAACAAGTAGAGAAACAGAAAGAAATTAATACTGATAACGAAAAGATTATAGAAGGTAATAAAAAGATAATTGAGATGCAGGAGAAACATCTTGAGCTTCAGAACAAAGACATTAATAGATTAATAGATGAAAAGGTTAAAGGTGGGGATGGGATAGTAGATGATGTGAAAAAACAAGCTGCTATTCCTATGTTTATCTGGATACTCCTAAGTTTGTTATAAGTGGACATTAAATCTCTTGACATTAAAAAATTAAAGAAACTTCCAAGAGCAGAACGATTAGCCCTTGCAGACAAGATTGATGAGTGGGAAAAGAATGTTCTTGGTGCTAAGTCAGACTTCCTGAAAAACCAAAATCCTTTCATATACTTTGAACCTTCTGATGGAACTGTATCTCCAGAGGGTATGGAGTTCCTTAGAAAGCACATCAACGAAGAGGATATACCTCCAAAGTTTGAATCTCAATTAGATGCTATTAAAGCATTAGCTGACAATAGTGTTATTGCTATCTTAGGTGCTAACCAGGCAGGTAAGACTCTTATTATTTGTATAATTGGGTATATCCTTTCTACTGGAGAAGTACCTGAGTTTTTAAAAGACATCTTTCCAAAAGAATTACTCCCTACTAAGTTTCCGGTTAAAGGTCGTGTGGTGGGTGTTGATAACAGGCAGTTGCTAAATGCTGTTTTAAGGGAGTGGAAGAAGTTTGCTCCGAAGAACTGTTTAAGGAATGGTAACTGGAAGGATAGTTGGAACTCAGAGCGTAAGACATTGACACTCTACCGGAATAATAACTTTGTATTAGCTGAAGTAGAGTTTATGACTAATGAACAAGATGTGGATTCTTTTCAGGGGGTGCAGTTGCATTGGGTAGCTTATGATGAAGAACCTAAAGAGAAGATTAGACAAGAAAACCTAATGCGTTTTATTACATCAGATAGAATTATAGAATTATTTGGTTTCACTCCGACTCATGGTTTGTCTTGGAGTTCGGAACTGTTCTTTAATAACGAAGATAATGATAATGTTAAGTTAATAAAGTTAGCTTCTATCACAAATAAGAAGGCTAACATAAAGATGTTGGAGGAAATAGCAACTCAGGAGACTGATTATAATAAAAAGAAGATGAGATTGCTTGGTGATTTTGTTTCACTATCCGGTCTTGTCTATTCAAACTTGTTTAGCGAGAAGGTTCATGTAGTAAAACCTTTTGACTTGAACATGGAAGAGTTTGTTGTTTATCGTGGGCTTGACCCACACATGACTAAACCAACTGTTGCTGTGGAGGTGGCAGTAGATAGGGAGGGTTTTAAGTATGTTGTCGGAACATATAAATCTAAACACGGAGACGACACAGAAATCATCAAAGAGAACTTGGCGAAACGAGCAGCTGACAGGAATTACAGGCTTGGGTGGACAAATTGTGACAAGTCTGCTGATAGCACTATACGCATCATTGGTGATTATAATGCTTTTGTGCTTTTGGGTAGGGGAGCTAATGCTATCCCTGCGCTCTTTAAGTCTGAAAAGTTTACTGGGTCTAAAATAGCAGGAGTAGATTTGATTAGACAAAACCTAAGAGTTGATGATAAAATTAACTTGCCAAAGTTAGTTATATTTGATATACCAGAAAACAAAGAACTTATACACTCCATGAAAACATTAGAACGAGATACGTTTGCAAATGAAGACATTAAAGTAAAAGACGATATTAAAGAAGGCAAACATGATGCTCATGCTGCGTTGCGTTATGCACATCAGAGAATAATGAACTGGATGCCTTTAAATCAAATAATACCAGAACCGGAAGAGGTTAATGAGACTGTAGGATATTAAGGAGGTTCACAATGCCGAAAGACGACTTCATAGGTACAGTAGAACGGTGGAAGCATGAAGCACAGGAATTAAGAAGGCAGTATGATGACCAATGGACTAAAAACCTTAGAAATACTAAAGGTGTCTTTGATGCTGGAGAAGTAGAGAAGTCTAAGGTTAGAGGCAGGTCAAAGGTATTCTACAGGAAGATATGGGCTATATCGTGGCGTATCCTTGCATCTTTTTATCAGATATTCTTACGAGACCCTGATAATTTTAAGATTACAGGCAGGGATGGGAAATCGGATACGCTGCGTTCTAAAATTTTGCAGTTTGTCACCAAGTGGCGCTATGACATGATGATGAGAGGTGATGGTTTATTTACTCAGTTTGTGTGGGCGTTTCAGGATATTATTAATATCGGTATTTGTGTTGGTAAATTTAGGTGGGTACTAAATGAGTATGATGATAAGCCGGAGTTTGTACTATATCCACCTGAACAAGTTTATCACGATATGACCCATGCTATAACACAAAGAAAGAGATATTTTATATTTGAGAACTGGAGTACAAGAGAAGAGTTGTTGGAGTTAGGTTATGAAGATTCTCTGATAGATAAATTAGAACCGACTACTCCTGAAACTCAAATTGTAAGACAGACACGCCATGTAAATGAGAGAGACCCATTACAAGACCCTAAATCAAATGAATATTCTTCTGGTGGAAAATATAATGAGACAGGTAAAAATGAAGTTATTAAAGCAGAAGAGAAATTTGTGTGGTTTGAAACATTCTATAAAGAAAAAGGAAAGATATTCTTTGGCGCTCACTCAGGAGATACAGTCCTAAAAGAGCCGGAGGAATCTGTGTATGGCAGACGATACCCTATTGTATATGGTCAATGCCTTACCGAAGCTCATAAGGCTATCGGTGAGGGATTCCCTCAACCATTAGAAGGAGTCCAAGAGTCTATTAATGCACATCTTAATCAGAGAAAAGATAATGTTTCTCTTGCCTTGAATGGTAGAACGATTGTGTCACGCTTTGCTAATGTTGACTTGATGTCTCTAACACGGTCAAGAGCAGGAGGTGTTACTTTAGCTGATGATGTTAATGGTGTGATTGATAGACCTTTTAATAATGTAACACAGACATCTTATACTGAAGCTGCTGTAGATGATAATATGATGCAGGAGATGTCCGGTGTTACACCACAGAAGCAAGGGTTAGGAGCAGAGACTAAGGCAACAGTTGCTCAGATTAATCTGGCAGAGTCAAATGCTAAAATAGACCTTTTTGCTGCAATAGTAAAAGAGACGTTCTTTGTGGATTTCTTTTCTGTGCTTGCTGGTTTAATACAGCGTTTTGAAACGGATGCTGCAATATTGCGTGTTGCTAATGAAAACTTCAGAGACTTAAATCCTACTGGTGTTCATATATTTGATTTAGGTGATGAAGTAGATTTAGAGATTAACGTAGGTCTTGGTGCTGTAGGTCGTCAGTTTGAAGTACAGCAGAATATGCTTGCCATGGATAGAGCTAATATGTCTAATCAAGCTATGATAGGATTATTACAATCAGGTGCGGTTACTGCACAGCAAGTAAGGTTGATAGATACTACAAAGTTCTTTGAGGAAATATTACCTAAACTTGGTCATAAGAATGTTCAGGATTTCTTCTTTGAAGTAGCACCACCTCCACAGCCTCAAGGTGGACAAAACCCTGCGTTAGCAGGAGCAGGACAACCTAATGTGGGTGTGTCCGGTGGACAACAAATAGGATTACCGCAGTAATTTATGGTTGACATTAACGACATAGAACAAGATGTATTTATAGAAAAACTTGGTAAGTTTGAAGATATAACTAAACTTGCCAATATGCCAGAGTTTGATACTTTAAAGTTTTATTTTAATATGGTAGCAGACCAAGCATTGAAACGTCTTGTAATGAAGCCTGACCTTACTGTGGAAGAGCAAGCTGAGTTAAAGGCAATTATAAAAATTTGTAAGTATGAATTTGTAGCCATGCCAGAGTGGTTGAACAGTCAAGCTGCTCTTGCAAGAGAAGAATTAGAGTTTAGAAGAGAGCATGGTGTCTTAAATTTAAAAGATAAGACTTGACATAATTATGCAAGTAGGTAAAAATCACTTTTAATCGGTCATCTGAACCGTATTCAGATATAACAAGCGAGAGTCTTGTAAAACTACTAAAGGAGGCTTTATGCCTAAGAAAAAAGAAGCAAAAGCGGAGACCTCAACCGAAACAGAGGAAGTAGCACAGGAACAAGAAGCAGTACAAACGGAGACTCCTGACGAAAGTGGAGATGCTGGTGAACCTTCTGTAAGAGAGAAGATGTATGCTGAGTATGCTAAAAGTCAAGAAGTAGAAGAACCTGTAGAGGAAAAGCAACCGGGAGAGACACCTGGAGAACCAGAAGCAAAACAAGACAAGAAAGAAGTTAAAGAGGATACTAAAACCGAAGATAAGACCGTACCTCTTGGCGCACTACACGAAGAACGACAGAAACGTAAAGAACTTCAGGCTGAAGTCGTTGAGTTGAAAAATCAGGTCAAGGATATGCTCAACAAAGAGCGTCAAATTGACCCCGAAGAGGCAGGAGATGAAGAGTATATTGAGGATTATGACGCTGAACTTATCAAACTGAAAAAGCAGAATGAGGCGTTGACAGCAGAGGTAGATTCTATCAAAGCAAAAGACACGCAATCTGAAGCGGAAAAAGCGCAAACGGCTTTTCTAACTAAGGTGAATAAAGTCCACGAAGAACTTAAAACAGAGGGATTTGATGGATTTGAGGAATGCACACCAATGATAAGACAGCACATTCACGGACTTATAATGCAAGAACCAGACCCACAGGAATACATAGAAGGTAGGAAACTACTTGATGTTGACACACCTGAAGGCTGGAAGAAAATTTATAAGGAAGAAATATATCCTTCTATTAAAGCAATTATTAACCAGAAAAAGACAGAAGAACTCATGGATGAGAGAATAGAGCGCAAGAAGAAAGCTGCTCTGTCCGGTAATTCTGGAGGTAGACCTGTTCAGTCAAAGAAAGAAAACGTAAACGATTTAAGTCCTGATGAAATGAATAAGCGTTATATGGAAATGCGTCAAAAGAGAGGTGCTGCGGTCTAATCTTCTAAATTTAATTTAGGAGAAAAGACAAATGGCTAACGAAATGAATTGGGTCAATCACTCCGGTGTATTGACTAACAATAAGTTGAATCAGTTTTTTCAGCGTTCAGCCCAACCTCTTTTCAAGTTTAGACAGTTCGTAGATGTTAAGGAAGCATTTGGAAAGTCCAGAGGTCAGTCAGTCAACTGGCTGAGAGTTGCTAATGTTGGTACTATGGGTGGAAACTTAACCGAAACCAACACCATGCACGAAACGACTCAGGCTTTAACATGGGGTACGCTTACGGTAGCTGAAGTAGGTAACTCTATTCCATTTACCTTTAAAGCAGAAGCATTATCTGAATTTGATATACAAGAAATTGTTAGAGGTGGAATGCTTGATGATGCTGCAAAAGTATTAGACGGTAAAGTTGAGAGAAGGTATAATGAAACGAAGTTACGCTTTGTCGGAACTTCCACTACCGCCCACACTCTTACTACTAACGGTACTGCTACTGTTACTAACACTTCAATCTTAAATTCTCGCCATGTAAGAAAGATGAGACTTGAGTTGGAGAAGAGAAATGTTCCAGCATACGAAGGTGACTCTTATGTATGTATTGCTTCATTGGAAGCCTTAGAGTCTCTTGAAGGAGCTATGGAAGGCGTAAATCAGTACACCGAAACTGGTGTTGATAAGATTTACAACGGTGAGGTTGGGAGGCTTCATGGTGTAAGGTTCGTTAAGGATTTCTACGCTTCACGGTTTACGATTGATGCTGATGCAAGAACTGCTACAGCTAAATCATGGACTACAGGCAACTCACTTGATGCCTATATGTTTGGAAAAGGTGTCGTAAGAGAAGCCGTTGTTGTACCAGAGGAAGTTCGTATGAAGGTTGTTACTGATTACGGAAGGTCTAAAGGTATCGCATGGTATTTCTTAGGTGGATGGGCGTTAGAATGGGACACTGAGGCTGATTCAAGAATCATTAAGTGGGATTCTAATGCGTAGTGTTTTTTTTAATTAACTTATAATATAAGGAGGTGACATATCATGGCTTATGATGATATGGTTGTTATTACTTACTCTTGGGGCGAAATAGATTTTGGTGCTGGCAGTGATGCTGTTGCTATCAAAGGATATGGAGGCAAGAAGGGTAAAATCCTAGACATTGGCGTGTCTGTAACCGAAACTTTTAATCAGGTTACGACCCCTGCGTATATACGAATGGGTACAACAGGAGACGCTGATGCTTATGCAGAGCTTAATATGGCTGCTGCTGCTGATACAGATTATTATAATATCCTTGACGACACAGACGCTATTATAGCTGCTGCTGTTCCTGCGGATACTCAGATAGAGGTTGCTTTTATTACCCCTACTGGTGGTACTCCTGCTGGTAAAGGACACGTTAATATAACTATCGGTTGGTTCTAAATTTGTGGGGCTGGCTGTACGACATCTTGAATGGGATGCAGTCCAGCCCTTTCTTTAAGGCTTAATGAAACTTGTAATTGTAAATTCACATGAGCGTAGTGGTACTCATTTCTTAATGAATACGATTGCTCTCAACTTTGGATATTGTAGCTTTCCTTATTACAATATGGATATGCCTGTACTGCCGCACATACCTAATAATATGTTAGCGGTGCTACAACAGATACAAGAACCAAGACATATAATAAAATCACATTATGAAGGAACATTCTTCAGACCAATTATAAATAAAATTACAAAACACGCTCATGTGTTTTACATCTACAGAGAAGAAGAAGGTGTATTTAAAAGTTGTCTGAAGCATTGGAATAGTCTAACCTGGGAAGAAGCTGCCAGATGTGAAACTGTTGATGAGCTTAAAGTAGCACAACCTTATGGTGGTTGTATGCGTTATCAGTTCAGGCAGTATCCTTCCATGTTAGCAAGATGGCAAGGACATAAAGCAAGCTGGAAAGAGAAGATGGGTGGCGCTGATATAATCTATGTAAGGTATGATGATTTATCGCACCGTTTTGATAAGACACTTATGATAATATCTAAACGAATGGGTATTCCGATAATAGGTGGTATTGCTCGTAAACCAGATAAGAGTAAGACAGTACGGGATGGAGAATTTAATGAAAAAGAGGTCACTTGAAAAAGCCGAAAGCCTTATTGATACGGTACGGAGCATTTGGGGATACGATTATGCTTACTCCTTTATTACGGAAATTGAAGGAGGAGGGATACCATGTGACAATGAACATGACTCCGAGAGCAAAAGCTGTATTGAACCACAATCCTCACATAGACCAATACATAATGCAAAAGGAGAATCAGATACCTAATGAACAACTTGGGAGTTACTGGAAGAATCTGTCTGAAGGTTACGATAAAGTTATTAATCTGTCTGGTTCAGTTGAAGGTGGTTTGCTTAAAGTTGAAGGAAAACCTGCTTTTCGTTGGGAGCATGAAGTAAGACATGAGAAATGCAATAGGAACTATTATGACGAGCAATTCAAAAAAGCAGGATATGATACAACAGGCAAGGTGGGAGAACTTTTTTTTACACGACTTGAGCATCAACTTGCTAAGACATACATTAAGAAATATAGAAAAAGATTTACGGTCATGTGGTCACTTGCAGGAAGCTCGTTCCACAAAAACTATCCCTATACACAAATAGTTTGTGATTGGTTATGCAAACTTTATGATGATATAGTATTTATTTTAGTTGGTGATGCTGTTAGTGTTATGTTAGAATGGGAGCATCCACAGGTAAAATGCAGGTCAGATAAATGGTCAATTCGTCAGGCTATGTTGATGACAAAATATGTTGATTTAGTAGTTGGCTCAGAGACAGGGATATTAAATGCGGCAGGGTGCTATGACACGCCAAAGATTGTCCTCTTGTCTCATTCGTCTGAGGAGAATCTCACGAAATACTGGAAGAACTGTACCAACTTACACGCATCTCAGGATGAAGTACCCTGTTATCCTTGTCATCAGTTGCACTATACTTTGGAGTCTTGCCCTTTACATGAGAAATTAAAGACACCTTTATGTATGACACAACTTAAATATGAAGTTGTTAAGAACGAAATAGAACGACAATATAAGGAATGGAAAAATGGGTGTAGGTGACGCAGAGGTATGGTTAAAAGATGACACGAATACTCCTTTTGGAGTGGAGCGTGATGGCAATAGGATTGTAGTTAAAGATGACTACTGAATGGAAATGTATTAAGTGTGGTCAATGTTGTATTGGCGCTAATGTTACTGTAAACTTGGAAGCAGAAGCAGCAAGGTTCTATAGTTACTTTGGTATAGAGATAAGTAAAGTAAATGATGAGTATAAAGGCAAATTTCAAACAGGAACAGTTTGTAAGTTCTGTAGGAATAAGATGTGCGAAATATATGAGAACAGACCACAGATATGTAAAGACTACCCTATAGTAGAGAAGGATGGGAAGAAACAATGTTGGGGGGTAAATGATGGCACATATAGAAAGTGATAGTAGAGTAGAAAGTGGAATGGATTTTAAAGTTGATGGAGGTGAGATAACTCCATTGGGAATGATGTCTGTTCAGGCTGAAGCGATTATGAAGCGCAAGCAAGATAAGCCTCACTCAGTAGGTGTTTTTACTGATGGCGCTAAAGGAGATAGTGGTGAGTTAGAAGGTATGCCAACTCCAGAAGAGTTTACTGAGTCTGATTTTAATGTTGCATTAAGATTCCCTTCTGCTATAAGAACTATGTGGAGTGATGACGTAGCCATAGAAGTTATGGAGGCGCTGTTATTACATAAACCTTTTGAATTGCTAAACCAGAAACTACAACGGAAAGGAGAACAAGATGCCAGATAGAATAGCAATAGGACTGAATATTATACCAAATTCTCACCCTTCAGATGAACACCACGACAAGGTGAGAAAAGCAAAAAGGAAGAGAGATGCCGATAAAAGAGAGAGGATGCAGTTTGCAAGAAAGGGTAGAAACGGAGAAGATAAAATGAGAGACACACGGAACACTCCGATAGCACAAGGCTAATGTTTCACTACCAGTTTTCATATTATAAACGGAACAATAGAGGAGAGATAAGTATGGGGTATTGGGTCGGCTTTACTGCCAAGAATGGCAAAGAATGTAATTTCTATGTAGAAGATGATAGAGGAAAACGAAGATTCTATAATGGGAAAGACAAAAAAAATGAGTATAGAAGCGAAGAGCCATACGACACCTTAGAAGATAATACTCCAAAAGTTATAGAACGAAAAATAATACCAGATGCTTCAGAGCCAATACAAAGCACACATAACAGACCAGTATTAGAGCAGGAAGTAAAAGAAGCAAATGCTGAAAGATTTGTTGCATTAAAAACAGATTTAGGGCAGCAAGCAAAAGCATTATTGTCTGAGGGTAGGTTAAATCATACCACCTTTACAAAACTAATATCTAACAAAGCATCTTTAACTGACAAGAAACTTAGTAAGCCAAAGTATGATGCTATCATAAAGGAGTTAATAGATAACGAAATAGCAGAGAAAAAAGGCTTGAATTATATTTATAAATAGTGTATGTAGTAACTTAATATACAACATCAGGAGACGACAACATGGCTGCTCCAACAGCTCCGACACTTGCGATTATTACAACTGAAGGTATAAAGAAGGCTGGCTACGGTAACGCTGCATCTTCACTTTTAACTCGTTCACAAGACGAGTGGATAGAAGAGATAAAGAATGATATATGGACTTTAT